AGGCATTCAATTAGATGTGAATAAAGATGATGAGGAAGGCTATGCAAAAGCAGATAACCCGATACTTAATGAAATTAATCTCGCACGCATCAGGGGATCAGATTTGCGTGCTCATTACAACAGTAGTGGACTCGACATCGAGTGGCACCACTTTGAATTTGTCGAGCGCACATACAGGCACTACAAAGCCTCTCGTAACCTCTTGGACTTTACCGACCTCCTCGAAATGGTCGTACTGGAGACAGGACGGTTGCCACGATTGGAAGTACTCATTATCGACGAAGCACAAGACCTATCCAGACTTCAATGGCAATTGGTTTATGAGTTGGTTAAAAAAGCACAACGAGTCTATATCGCAGGCGACGATGACCAAGCAGTCTTTACTTGGGCTGGCGCTGATGTAAAAAGCTTTCTAGAATTTGAAGGAGACATCCATGTCCTACGGCAATCATATCGCGTACCAGCATCTGTACACACCCTTGCAAATAACGTTGTCCGAAGAATCAAAAGTCGGCAAAGTAAAGAATGGCGACCAAGAGACTATATTGGATCCGTCAAGCAGTACAATCGTTTCGAAGACGTGCCCATTAATTCTGGGGAATGGCTTGTCCTTGCCAGTACAAATTACATGCTCAATCCAGTTCACGAGTGGCTCAAATCGAACGGAGTTCTCTTTGAACGTAACCATGTCCCAAGCCTCTCCCCAATCCTTATCAAAGCCGTAGTTGATTGGGAAAAATTACGCAAAGGCCAAGCATTAGGTTTGAATGATATACAAGGTATATACAAGTATCTTGGATCAAACTTCGTGGCTCGCGGCTTTAAAACATTTAAAGGAGATATCGATGTATTGGAATACACAATGGAAGACCTCAAGCGAAGCTATGGCCTCCTCACTGATGCAGTGTGGCACGACTCTCTTACGCGAATCAGCGAAGATAAACGCGAGTATCTTAGAGCCGTACTTCGCAGAGGTTTTAAAATATCAGCAGCTAATCGCATCCGCTTATCAACCATCCACGGAGCAAAAGGCGGAGAAGCGAACAACGTAATGGTGATGATGGACTTATCACCAAAGTTTGCGAAAGAATATGCAGTTAATTCAGATAACGTGAATAGATTATTTTATGTAGCAGTAACACGAACCAAGGAAACGCTCCATTTAGTTCTACCAAAGCAACAAGACAAAGGATTTAGGCTGTGACAATACCATTATTCCCAACGCCATCTGACTGGGTGGCACCTGATAGTTTTCCAAATTTATCTAATGCAAAGGAGATTGCAATTGACCTCGAAACTTGTGACCCAAACATGGAGACTATGGGGCCTGGTTGGCCTAGAGGCGACGGTTACGTTGTCGGCTATGCTATTGCTGTTGACGGGTGGTCTGGGTACTTTCCAATTGCTCATGCTGGCGGGGGTAATCTGGACAAGCGGCTTGTTCATCGGTGGCTTACTGATGTCCTTGCAACCAAAGCAGACAAAATCATGCATAACGCTGCCTATGATCTCGGATGGTTACGAGCAAGCGGGTTCACTGTCAACGGACGCATCATCGACACCATGCTCGCCGCCCCCATCATCGACGAAAACCGCTTCTCGTTCTCGCTCAACTCGCTCGGCTTCGACTACCTCAAAGAAATCAAGTCGGAGCAAGGCTTAAAGCAAGCAGCCGCTGACTTCGGTGTCCACCCAAAGAAAGAACTTTGGAAGTTGCCTGCCATGTACGTGGGCAACTACGCAGAGCAAGATGCAGCACTCACCTTAAAGCTGTGGCATTACTTTCAAGTAAAGCTGCGCCAAGATAATGTCGAATCCATCTTCGATCTTGAAACGCGCCTCTTCCCTGTCCTACAAGGCATCACTGAACGAGGCATAAGGTTCGACCGCAATCGCTGCGAGCAAACGATTGACCAGCTCGTCAAGCGTGAGAAACAGCTTCTGCAAGAGCTCAAATCAGCCACTGGCAAGCCCGTAGACATTTGGGCAGCCGCAAGTATCGCCCATGCGTTTGATGCGCTAGGAGTGGCCTATCCGCGAACCGAGGCGGGTGCTCCAAGCTTTACCAAGACCTTCTTAGAAGAATGCAGTCACCCGATTGGTAAAACAATCATCGAGGCTCGCGAGACAAACAAGACGCACAGCACCTTCCTGCGCCCTTACCTCGAGTTCTCCGCCAAAGATGGTCGTATCCATCCACACATCAATCAAATGCGCTCGGATGATGGTGGCACCGTCACAGGACGGCTGTCCATGGCCAACCCAAACCTGCAGCAAGTACCCGCACGCCACGAGATAATCGGACCGATGGTGCGTGGCCTCTTCCTACCTGAAGAAGGCGAGATGTGGGCATCCAATGACTTCTCTTCACAAGAACCACGCTTACTCGTTCATTACGCGAGTCTCTTGCAATTGCCAGGGGCTGACGAAATGGTCGAGGCTTATCGCTCTAATCCAGACACCGACTTCCATCAAATGGTCGCTGACATGGCTAAGATTAAACGTAAGCAAGCAAAAACAATCGGATTAGGTTTGATGTACGGCATGGGTAAAGGAAAGCTTGCCAATCAATTAGATTTATCCGTTGAAGAAGCAAGTGCACTGATTGATCAATTCCACAAGAACGTACCATTCTTAAAAGGTACAGTGAACGCTGTAATGCGTCAGATTGAAAAGCCTGTCACCAATGGCGCAATACGTACCCTCTTAGGACGTAAATGCCGCTTCCCTCTGTGGGAGCCAACCACGTGGGGAGTCAACAAGGCGCTGCCCTACGAGCAAGCATTGGTCGAATACGGTAGCCAGATCAAACGCGCAGGCACCTACAAGGGCTTAAATCGTCTCATTCAAGGCTCTGCAGCAGACCAGACCAAAGCAGCGATGATCGCGCTTCACGAATCAGGTGAAAACCTACTCCTGCAGGTGCATGATGAAGTTGTCTTGAGTGTCAAGAATCGTGCGCAAGCTGAACGCGCTGCGGAGATCATGGTTCACGCGACAGAGCTGGTGATACCTACGCGAGTGGATGTAGAAGTGGGAGAGAACTGGGGAAGTGCGAAGTAACTGTAAACTTAAAAAGTGCCTATTGATAACTTAAAAAAGGGGAACCCATTGCGGGAACCCCAAGAGAGACCATCTATTTAAACATCTTTTCCTTAATACTGCTTGGAATCTTTGGCTTGGGGCACCACCCCAAGCAATCATCCGTCCACGTACCAACAATCAATACACCCCCTGGATTTAGTAATAGCAAGCTTGCAGACTTCGGTGGTGGGTGGATATCAGGATCGCGGAACCATAACGCATCTGTAGTTGGTTGGATAAATTCAGTCATTACATTCCTTTATTCAAATGGGACAAAGCGCCATACTGCTATCGCCATAATTCCCAAAATAAGACCCATACCAACCAATACACCGCTAAAAAAAATAATAGCTTGAAGTACATTCATCTTTCCCTCGCCATCTCCCGTATCTCATCAATTGAGAGTTCGGTCTTATCATAAATATTTAAAATCAAATACGGTGGTATGCCGCAGTCCCCATGCCTCACGCGACTAATTACAGGTGATGAAGAGTTGAGGAACTTGGCCAACGCAACATCATTATGCAATCTATATTCTTTTCGAATGAAGTCAAACAACCTATTTGGCTTGTTCACTTCCATGTGCATTATTTTCATCTTTCATCCTTAATTCAATTGATTCTGCTTCTTTTTTTGAAAGACCATAACCAATAGCTAATTCTGGTTTCACACTTAATGGAGAAAGAAAGCTAGGTAATTCTTTTGGAACATTTTCACAGCACCAGAACCACCAGCAATCCCCTAGTGATTGAGGGGTAGCGTGAAAATAAGTTATCCCAAGCTCTTCCATAACTTTCTTTGGATGGCCATTAGGTGCACCTTGAAGTGAGTAATATAAATTCATTTTCCACACACCCTTTTCTTTGCTGCAGTTAAATCAGTCTCTGTCCACCACTTGACGCACATCTCATCCGTTTGCTTCTGTGTTAATGCTGCAGATTCTTTTGTAAATATGTTTGGCGCACTAATAAAATCAAAAGCCAACTTCGACATAATCACGAGCACAACTATCATGATCCAACCTAAACATATATTAAAAAACCACTCCAAAATTTTTTCTTTGTTCATGTTTTTTCCCTTATCTTGATAGCACGATTTAAATACCAAATAGCTTTTTGCAGGTCTTGCTCATACGTTCCTTTATGCTCGGCTCTGCTGATGTATTTAACAGCATTCCCTAAGTGATAACCGAGCTGCTTTGCTTCGATGTAGTCAATAGTTTCAATACCACCTGTTGTGTAATGTGGTGGGTGATTAATCATGTCCGTCATGTGTTCTTCTCCTTTAGCTTTGCTTCTATGGCGCGGGTAAAATCTTTTATGTCTTGCCATTCAGGGTCATCTGGGATGCAGTCTATTTTGCGTATTTCTTCATCCGTCAGCCCTACCCATTCTTTCTTTTGTGGTGCTGTGTAGAGTGGGCTTACTGTTTGCTCTCCATTTGCAACCGCTTCTACTACAAAACGATAAATACGGTTTCTTGGACTAAGCCACGCCACAGGTTCAGGTTCAGGCTGAGCTAGTCTTGTACGGATCATTTCAGCTTCATCACCGTACTCATCATCTATCGCATTAAGTACCTGCTGCGCTTCCTCGCGGGTTAGTGTGATGGTCATTGTTGTTCTCCTGTAGCTTTGGCAATGGCTGTAAATGGCTGACCTTTAGCTGCTTCTTGCATTTGAAATAGGCATCGACGCAGCACCTCGTTTTCCTCATGCAAGCGGCGTAGTTCGGGGGCGTATGTTGGCTCCTTCCTCATAATCCTAGATAGTCGTTCATCATGTTCAGCCAGCCGCAGGGCTTCGGGTTGTTTGTCTCCCTCGCGGGTTAGTGTGATGGTCATTATTATTCTCCTGTAGCTTTGGCGATGGCGGCTTTTGCCACGTCATGCGCGTCTGTTATGTAAGAAGTCCCGGCGCAGAACTCCAACGCCTCCACCAACTCAGCATTCACCTCATGCAAGCGGCGTAGTTCGGCGGCAGCATTTTTTATCCAAGTTGGCTCTGGATCAAGACCAAAATCTCTGTGGTCTGCTTCATCAGCCAGCCGCAGGGCTTCGGGTTGTTTGTCAGTCATAACTCTTGCCCCATATCTTCTGCTGCTTTGTTTAGGTTTGTTAGTGCTTCGCTTCTACCCCTTGCTCTAATAGCTGCTGCATATTCATTTCTATCGTCTAAACTCCAATGCGCTTCTTCGCATAATTTTGCACACGCTTCACGCTCTGCTGCTGCGACTATGTTGGCAAACTTTTCAAGGTGTTCTATATCCATTACCACACCCATTCCAGTTAAAACACCGTGAAATAGCTCATTATCAAAAATAATTTTAT